CAGAATGCGGGAGGGGTCTAACGGTTTTTTTAAGGGGCGGGGTCTAACAGTTTTGTTAAGTGGCGTATGCTAACAGTTAGGTTTAGGCGCGTCTAAGTCAAACAGTTAGGTTAAGGGGCGTAGGGTAAAAAAAGGGCCAGCCCGTAGGCCGACCCTTTAATTAGTCGTTAGACCCTAACAAATATGCTATAGGTACCGACATTCCGTAGCTGGTTTCCGTTGCCTTGATAGCAAGTCTGACCAAGCAACCAGTCAATGTAGGACAATGCCGCTTTGCTAGGCTTCTGAACGTACCCCTTAGCAGTACCGTCAGCCTTCTTGGCTAAGCTCCAAGTGTCGGTGTCCAAGCCTGCTTTGATGTTAGGCGTCTTACCCTGCTCATCATAGGCTACAACGTGCGCCTTAGCTTTATCGTCAATCGCTTTGAAGGTAAAGCTATCTCCCTTACCTTGCGCCGCAATAGCTAACTTAATGATTAAGCGGCACTGGCGCATCATTACGCCATCGCCAGACTTTTTACCATCAGGGTTCAACGAACGTTTTTCGTTAGCGGTGCCCTTATCTTTCCACCTACCATCGGCAATCGCCCGTTCTAATTCCTCACGGTTGATTGTGTACCCAACAGTTAAGTCTAGTTCCCTAGACTTAGCGGGTGACTTAGCTAACGCAATAGCTGAGTCAGCTTGGTTGATAAGATCCGTCAGGCTTGCGCCTGAGCCTAACTGTTGTACTTCGAGATTTGACATAGTGTCATCCTTTTAGGTAATGAATTTAAGTAACAAGATATTTATATCGCGCGCCATAGCGGTATTGTTACCCGCGCTCGCTGCCATTAACGTCGCGCACTCGCCACCTCTAGGTGGGTCTTAGCGGTACGCCTTAACCAAGTTGGTTAAGGTGGCTGGACTGCCCTATATACATCTCAGGTACTACCTACACCATCACCCCCGAGTATGACCTAACCGAACCGAGACCGCAACCCTAACCTAACCTAACCTAACCGAACCGAACCGAGCGTGATATCACTTCGACCAGGTGGGGGCCAAGGGTATAGGTAACGGATTGGCTAAGGGGCGCTCCCTCCCTAACAGTAACAGTTAGGTTAAGGGGCGCGCCTAACGGCAACTGTTAGTCTCACCCCCCATACCCCCCTCAAGGGGGGATGTGCTCCCCCCCGCCCACCCACTTTGTCCCTGCCTCATAATTTGCGATAGTTTTGCTATAGGTTCCCTAACCGTAAATTTTGCGTAATGTGCGTTTTATGCGCGTAAAATTTTTTGCGAAAAATTTTTTTACAAAATTTTTTAGGGTAGCGAGGATAGTGATTAGGAGGTTACGATTCGCGCATGGCTGAGAAAAAGAAAAAAGATTCTCGTTTAGAACGCGCAGGAGTTAGTGGGTATAACAAACCTAAACGTACCCCGTCTCATCCTACGAAATCCCATATCGTTGTCGCGAAAGAAGGCGATAAAATAAAAACGATCAGGTTTGGGCAGCAAGGTGTTAAAACGGCTGGCAAACCGAAAAAAGGCGAATCCGCAAAACAAAAAGCCCGTCGTAAAAGTTTTAAAGCACGTCACTCTAAAAATATTGCAAAAGGCAAAATGAGTGCGGCGTATTGGGCAGATAAGGTGAAATGGTAATGGAAGATATGCAAGCCGTTTACGATGAAGAACTCGGTCGTGGTCGCGGCGGGTTAATGTCATTAATGCGGGGGATGGGCGATTTTACGTTAGGGGAGGAAGTTATGGATAACCTCCCTGAAATTTTAGCGATGTTGCGTAATACGAATAAAGATACTTTAACGATGCGGCAAACCGAAGAGATGGGTGAGCCGAGCGAAGTAGCTGTAACTTTAAGTAATACTCCAGGATTAGAATCGTTATTAGGTGATGAGTTAGCGATGGCGATAGGAATGGCTGGCCCTGGAAAAAAAGTAGGGATGGCGAAAGAAGGTTTAGAAAGGTTTTTTAAAGTGCGTGACAAATTATTTGACGAAAGAGCTACAGATTTTTTCGAAGGGCCAGCAGGCGAAAAAGCGATGAAAATGGACCGCCGTATGTTGCAACGTATGATGGATGAAGATCCGAAAGTTGGCCCACGTGAAATGTCTGGTGGTGGTCGTCCAGGATTGTACGCAAATATCGCCGCGAAACGTCGACGTATAGCTGCGGGGTCTGGTGAAAAAATGCGTAAGCCAGGATCTAAAGGTGCGCCGACGAAAGAAAATTTCCGACAAGCTGAAACGACTGCTAAAAAATATCACGGTGGCGCGGTAGGTGGCGGGATAGGATATAAAAAAGGTTATTACGGTAAATCGTATAAATGAGTACGGCGATATTAGATATTCAAAAATCTAAACTTAGCGGCATACAAGATTTTGTAAGTGCTTTATCTAGGTCGCAACCGAACGGCCCATCGCCCTATATAAACACTCACCATTTTTCTCCTGGTATTTATTTACGAGCATATTTCGCGTTAAAGGGTTCAGTCGTTGTAAGTCAAATACATCTACACGAACATTTAACAGTTATCGCTAGTGGGCATTGTCGTGTCGTTTCTACGATGCAAGATAAAGAACGAGTAGATGTTTATAAAGATTTTGCGATTATGACGACGCCTCCGCATACAAAACGAGCGTTATATTTTTTAGAAGATACTACGATATTTTGTGTGTATCCCAACCCAGACGACTGCCGAGATATACCTGAATTAGAAAAAAGATTAGTCGTTGATACTTTCGAGGAGATTGTATAATGGTTTTTGCAATTACTGCCGCTGTAATTGGCGGTGCGATAGGTGGTAGGAATCAACGTAAGGCACAAAGAAGGGCAGAGGAACAACAACGCTACCGCGATTTAATAGAAGGATCTGCGCCTAATATAGCTAACGTACAAGAAGTAATTCCAGAAGAAATCGTCGGTTCGGAAGTTGCTGGGTTAGAAGCAGCATTACGAGCGATGGATTACGGGGGAGGAGCGCCTCCAACACCAACAGGGGAAATGGCACAAGGGGAACTTTCAGAAGAAGAACTTGCTGCGCTTATTGAATCTGGTGGGTTAGAGGGTTTACTCCCTCAAATGGCCGCAGACGGTGGGCCGGTAGGCACACCGAACGATGTTTATTATTTTGGTGTCCCGCAAATTATGGGGATGATGCAAGACCCTGATCCGCAAATCCAACAAGTAGGTATGCAACTCGCGGGTCAAATGGAAGCGATGCCCGATGCAGCAATGGTGCCAGCGACGATGGATCAAATACGCACGATGGCCTATGGGGGTGCCGTCGAACCAAAAAAGTTTGAAAGGGGTGGAACGCCTGAATATGATCAAAATTTAGACGCTAATTTTTTATATCGTCAAGGGTTAATGCAACAACTTAGCGATTTAAATAAATTAGTCAAAGAGGGCGTTATAGGACAAACGACGGCTGATCAAGATAGACAAACATTAATAGCGGAACTAACCCGAAATTTAAATCCAGATTATCTTAATCTCAAAGAATTTGTTGAAAAGCAATTTAGAGATAACGAAACAGATATGCAACGTCAAAGAATAGATAGAACTTTATTTAAAGAGTTAAGCGAAACCCGAGTACAAGATCTTTTAGAAAATTTAAAATCTCTCGACGATGAAGCAGTACGAGATTACGAAGGAGTAGTAGACGAGTCTGAAATACCTTTGGAACAATTAGCGGGAAAAGGTTACAACCTAACTTCAGCAGAGAGAGGGTTAGGCGAACTAATGGCGGCAAGCGATGCGGAGTCAGGAAGAACTCTTAGCGAAAAGGATATAGAAAATAGAATCCGTGCTTTAAGAGCTGTTAATGCCAACTAAAAATCCTCGTATCCCTAGGAAAAAAGGGCAACCTGCAAAAAGTAAAAAGCATAGCGATTTATATACGGACGAAGATCCGAAAGGTACGATCCACGGATTAAAATTCGCAACCGTAAAAGATGCCCAAGCATCTGTTAATAAAATTAAAAAAGCTAAAAGAACACCTGCTCATAAAATCCAAGCAGCGATAGCGATGGAACAAAGGGCGAAAGCAGCAGGTAAAACTAGCGCAGCAGCGGTATATCGTCGCTATATCAATGCAAACAAAAAATCCTCTCGAAAATCTTAAAAGCGTAGACCTTTCGCATCTTTCGAAAGAAGAAGCGAAAGAATTTACCCTCCTCTTAGAAGAATTAGAAAAGCGTGAAAAACGCGAAAGTTCGATGGCGTCGTTTTACGATTTTGTTAAAACGATATGGCCAGAGTTTATAGCGGGTGCTCACCATAAAAAGATGGCAGAAGCATTTGATAAAATAGCTGCGGGTGAGTCTAAACGGCTAATAATTAATATGCCGCCCCGCCATACGAAATCTGAATTCGCTTCGTATCTGTTCCCTGCGTATTTATTAGGTAAACGACCTAAATTAAAAATTATTGAAGCAACCCATACCGCTGATCTAGCGATTAATTTTGGTCGTAGGGTACGAGATTTAATTGAAAGTGACCACTATGCAGAGATTTTTCCTGCAACCCAACTAAAAGCTGACTCTCGTAGCGCGGGTAAATGGACGACATCGCAAGGCGGTGAGTATTATGCGTCGGGTATAGGTGGTGCGTTAGCGGGTCGTGGTGCTGATTTGTTTATTATTGACGACCCTCACTCCGAACAAGACGCTTTTTCGGATAAAGCGTTAGAAGAAGCCTACGAATGGTATCAAACTGGGCCTCGTCAGCGTCTACAACCAGGAGGTGCTATCGTAATTGTAATGACTCGTTGGTCTAAAAAAGATGTAACGGGTAAATTAATTAAGAAAATGGCTCAAGATAAAGGTGGTGATCAATGGGAAATTATCGAATTCCCTGCGATATTACCGTCAGGTAATCCACTATGGCCTGAATTTTGGTCGTTAGACGAATTAGAACAAACAAAATCAGCGATACCACCGTCAAAATGGGCTGCTCAATATATGCAGCGCCCTACTGGGGAAGGTATTTCGATAATACCGAAAGAATGGATTAAATATTGGCCATCTGACGACCCACCGACATGCGATTATTTAATCCAAAGTTATGATACAGCGTTTTTAAAATCCGAAAGAGCTGACTATACGGCGATTACGACGTGGGGTGTGTTTTATCCAGAGGGTAAAATCGGCGATGAACTCTATAACGGTGCCGATGCGCATATTGTTTTATTAGATTGCGTTAAAGAACGCTTAGATTTCCCTGAACTAAAGCGCGAAGCTGCAAGATTGTACGAATATTGGGAGCCTGATACGGTAATTATCGAAACAAAAGCGTCAGGTATCCCGTTAACACAAGAATTACGGCGTCAAGGTATCCCGATAAACACCTTTTCACCGAGTAAAGGTCAAGATAAGATCGCCAGACTTAACGCAGTAAGCGGTATTTTCCAAGAAGGGCGTGTTTGGGTGCCAGAAACGAATTGGGGGCAAGAATTAGTAGACGAAATCGTAGATTTTCCGAACGGAGAGAACGACGATTGCGTAGATGCGACGACTTTAGCCCTACATCGCTTTAGACAAGGCGGTTTTTTACGTTTAGATGGCGATTATAACGACGAAGAAGAGTATTATCCGAGAATACGGACGTATTACTAATTTACCGACTTAAAAAACTAGAGTAGGGTAGCGTTCCATGGCTGAAGTGCAACTCCCAGAAGATTTAGAGGGCGAAGAACAGGTAGAAATCCTGTTTGACGAAGACGATAACCTCGTAGATCCGTCAGCAATGGAAATGGACGTAAATATTGCGTTCGATGAAAACCTCGCTGAGTATTTAGACCCAGCTACCCTCAGAGAAATCTCCTCAGAACTCCTAAGTTCTTATCAAGACGATTTAGATAGTAGAGAAAACTGGTACGAAACTTTTCGAGATGGTTTAGAACTACTAGGTATCGAAAACGATCCCCGTAGTGAACCGTTCGAAGGTGCTAGTGGTGTATACCATCCGCTATTAGCCGAAGCTGCTACTCATTTCCAAGCCCAAGCCTATAAAGAATTACTTCCTGCTAACGGCCCAGTAGATACGAAAGTTATGGGCGCGTCTAACGATCCGAAAGCGATGCAAGCTAATCGCGTTAAGGATTTTATGAACTTCCAGCTGTTATACAAAATGGAAGAATACGATCCTGAAATGGATCAAATGTTATTTTTCTTACCGTTAGCTGGTTCTGCATTTAAAAAATGTTATTACGATCCGACGATGGGTCGTGTCGTTTCTAGGTTCGTAAAAGCAGAAGATTTAGTTGTTCCGTATACAGCTACGGATTTACATACGTCCCCTCGTATTACGCATCGTTTAACGATGACAGAAAACGATCTGCGTAAATTACAACTTAGCGGGTTTTATATCGACGAAGAGATGAGCCGCCCTTCGTATGCAGATCAAGAAGACGTAGTCCAACAAAAGATAGACGAAATAGAAGGCGTAAGCCGAACAGGTAAAGAAGCTGATTATACGTTACTAGAGTGTCACGCTGAATTAGATATTGAAGGTTTTGAACATAAAGACGATAACGGTGAACCTACAGGCTTAGCTTTGCCTTATATCGTTACGATATGTAAAGATAACAACCGTGTACTATCTATTCGTAGAAACTATGTAGAAAACGATCCGATGCGTAAAAAGATCGAATATTTTACGCATTATAAGTTCCTTCCAGGATTAGGCTTTTATGGTTTCGGTCTAATCCATATGATCGGCGGCGT